ATACTCTAGAATCTCTAGCTGGCATATTTTTAATAAAGTGTGTAAGTTTGTTTTTGTCAGTAATGCCGTCTACAGAAACAATTGTATTTTGTAAATAACTAGTTACGGTATTGTTTGTGTTAACACCTAGTGCTTTCATTCTTTTATTTGTTATTTCTGCTTCTTTTTCGTCTCTACATGTTTGCAATTTATATTGCACAGTTTTTTTAGTAACAGGCAATACAAATGAAAACAGATTTTTACCTTGCTTAATAGGTTCTGTTTTCATTCTTTTTATTGCCAATTCAGATAGTTGCGCCACAATTTTATTTTGTCTATTGCAATATTGACAAGAGTGAGTCATGTTATAATCACTTCCATATCCAGTAATCCTTATTGATATCATTAGAGCGTTTCTATCTCCCATTGTTAGGTCTAAAGGGTCTATAGACTTATCAACAAGACAAGACTTGATCAAGTTATCAATAGTTGTTCCTTCCTTAATAAATGCAGGACTCGTTAAGATATCTTCTTCTTGCGCGGTCATTGCCTTAATCTGCAATGTTTCTGCGTTATAGAGGGTACTGTCTGGATTATACAAAACACCTCTAGAAGGCAAAGGAACTGTCTCATATGGTATATCCCAGCCAAATTCTTCTTTCATTACGTTAACTTTGCTAGCGTATTCACTCATCTAAATCTCCCAGTAAAAATAAAAGCTTCCATATAAAATTATACAGAAGCTCACCATTAAGTAAAAATTATAATTATATTTGTTTAGAATTGCAAAATACAATTATCAACTTCTAATGTCAAAGTTATTTTCATAATTTCATCGCCACTATAGCTCAGACTACCAAAAGTTGCATTTGTAATAAATGCGCCTTTAATATCCCAAAGTTCAACAACTGTTCCAATAGGATCGAGCATTTTTAGCTGAAGATCTCTTTTGTAAAAGTCGGCATACCCTGCACGACCAGACACGTTTTCCATGTGAGTTCTAACCCATTCCATAACTTGTTGCGCCCCAGACGGTGCAATCGGATCATGTAAATCAACACTAATACTACCCCAAGTGACTTTACCGTTTGATATTTTTCGATAGCTATTGATAAACTTAATCTCTTGTGAACCAATTGTAGCTGTAGGGCGAGCTGTTGACTGCACTAAAAATGAGTCAATTCCTTCTATTGCAAGAACCCATCGATATCCTCTTTTAGGTTCAAACTTATTTGGTAACATATCCGTGACTGAAAGTGTTTCTGCCATTTTAAATCTCCTTTAATATTATTATATATCTAGTAATTAAATATTTGAACCTGCATTTGTGATTTCATAGTCCAAAGCAACAAATTCAACTGATCTAGTCGGTTGTAAGTAAATTTTCCCTCGAAGAGTATTGTTCTCAATATCTGCCTGTGTTGTTGTCGATGAATCAATAACAACTTTGTATCTATCAACACCTGATTGATTTTGTACGGACTGAAGAATCGGATTTACTAGTGCTGCAAATCTCTCTAATGTCTCTTCTCTATTAGGTTCAAATAACAAGGTATTTGCGACATTTCTGACTTTTCTTCTTACATCAACAAGAAGCCTTCTAACGTTAATTCTATCTAACGCTGTATTCTCTAACTGTAATGTTTTTTGACCCCAAACAACTATTCCTTGACCTGGATACTCTGCAATAGGATTAATATTTGCTTCATATAAGTTATCTAAGTTATCTCTATTTAATTTCACGTTAGGAATTTCAACAGTTGACAATGCACCTCTTGTAAAACCTGCAGGTGCTGTCCAAGGATGACCTAGTCTATCGTTAAGAGCAAATGCACCTAAAACTGCAACTGATGGAGGAACTGCTACAAGCGTTTGTCTATCCGGATCTGTAACTGTTACATTCGGAAAATAGCTAGCAGCAAAAGATGTATCTAGTGCTCTATTTTTAAAAGCAGTAACAGTATTTGCAACGTGTGGTTTTTGCACAGAAGAAGTTATAACAGTATTAAACTGATCTCTTTCTTCAATGTCCATAATATACATTGCGTCAAATCTATTTTCAACTTTTTGAATTGCATAGTCTGTAACTGATGCATGTCTTAAACCTGGCGTTGCAAGAAGTTGAATATCTACATCGTCCTTTGACGCCATAATATCAATTGCTTTTCTGTAGGCTGTTACTGTACTATCACTCACACCCGCAGCAGTTGGATCATCCATTTCTCTTTTTGCAGCTTCATTTGTCAAATTAGCTTTGTCAGAATTAAATATATTTAAACCATCAAATCCGCCTTGAGCAAACATAGTAAATTTTGCAAACTTAATATTTGCAGTTTTTCCTAAGTCATCAACATCAAAACCACGAGTCTTGTTTGCATCTGAAATAGCAATATTACCATTTCTTACATAAGATGCACTCAACCATTGATCCGGATCTGCCAAACCATCTGAACCGGTTCTAATAAGAATGTTTTCTAAAGTAAACTTATTGTTGTTAAATCTATCACAGTCTCTAACTGTTCCTGCAACATCAGCTACTCCTGGGTTGTTTCCTTCTGAAAAGTTAGGATAGTCTAATCGATGATTAGGAAAGTGCTTTGCAAAACTTAATAGAGAAATATTTCTGTAAGTATCAGCATTAGGTTCTGCTAAGGATTCTTTTTGGTTTGTTTGTAATCCCCAGTAAAAGCGTGCATCTGATCTTTTTTGAATACCTTGACCAATAGCAATATTTTCTCTATAAGGCACGGCCGGTTGGACTAATCCTTGTGTTGCTGTGCTAACTGCAAAAATACTGTCTGGCTGATTTACTAATAAAGAACCACTTGTTAACAAATGATCAGGCCCTCTAAATCCTAGCGGAAGTGCAGTTGCATCAATGCTTCCTTCTTTTACTTCGTCGGCCACTTCAACCCTAATATATCTTGAATTAACTGGGTGACTTCCTTCAACTACTAATTTTTGACTGGATGCTGCAACATCAAAATTATAATAGATATGCTGATCGCCAATTACTCTTGCAATATATCTGTCAGACGTAGGATCTAAACTTAGCCCAGACCATCTTTCAAGCACGATAGGTTTAGAGTCAGTATCATAAAAGTTTCTTATTTCTAAATCAAAAGTACCGTATTGATTAACTGTAGATGATGATTTTCTGATGTTTAAAATTGAAAACTTGTATTGTGTGGCAGGGCCTTCGCCATCAGACAATAAATGAATTTTAAATAAATTTTTAGGAGACGCACCAAAGTTTTGTGAAATTACAAAAGGTGTTTTCGCATGTGAGTATCTATCAGAAAAATCTTCATAGACAGGTTTGTTTGCAGCGGTTGAGCCTCTTTCAACTGAAGAAGTGAGCAATAATGCTATATTTTCTTTTGTATTATTACTACCTGGAGAGTAAGATCCGGCTGTGATGATACCGCTACCTGTTACTTCTGCATAAGTAGGATGAATATCATACTGCGCATATAGTAAATGTCCTGCTTCTTCAATTTTAAGAGGATCTGTATTTAATACCTGACCATTCCCAAAATAATTTGGACTACGCATATCAAAAGAAGCAGTTACGTGTGTTAACTTACTAGTATCTGAGTTATTATATCCGTTCATTAGAAGAACAAACTCTTGTGTTGACAAATCTAAAGATCCTGTAATGCCACCCTGAGTGCTGTCTGTAGAAATATTTCCTTTTGTAGGTGCTGCTGATGATGGATTTCCACTTGCACTTAAGTGAAGAATAACGCCACTTGGCGCAAGAAGCACACCTCTTAAGATAGGTTTAGCTTTGTTATCTATTTGTATACCGGCATCAGAAAAAATTGTTGACCCGTTTGACTCAGACATAAAGCAACCAAGAAAGTAAACTCTTCCTTCTGCCCCACCAATTGCAGCATATGGATTATGTCCGATATTACCGTTGGCTTGAGTTAATCTTTCACCAGCGGTAAATCCTGCATTTGTAACTTGACCGGTAGTTGTATTTCTTTGCTGACCATTCCCAGCACCTAATACTCTTAAGTAAGTAACAGACTCTGCACTAGACAACCATTGATTGACAGTGATAGGTCCGAATTTTTCACCGTCAGACTTTCCAAAAACAGACGTAAAATCGCTATAATTTGCAAAAGTAATCGGAACAAAAGCTGGGCCCATCAAAGAAGTGCCAATAATACCAGCTGGTACTCCAACAGGTGCAGATCTCGTTGGTTGTGTCAAATCAATTTCTCTTGACTTTATACCAGGTGATTTAAAAGTTGTTTCTCCCATAAATTTTCTCCGTTTATCTTAATTATTCGAAACTTACGCCTGAATTTGTAATAATGAAATCTATTGCAATAAATTCAATGGCACGTGTCGGAACCAACACAATTTTACCGTTTAATCTGTTTTGCTCAACATCTGATTGTGTATTGTTGGAACTATCCATTATTACTTCAAATCTATCAATACCTTGCTGTGCTTGTATTGTTGCTAACTTAGGTGTCACTTCAGCAACAAACCTTGCTCGTGTCTGGGGCGTGTTTTGTTCAAAAATAAGCTTATTAGCAATATTTGCGACTAGTCTTTTAACTTCTAGTAGCATTCTCCTAACATTAACTCTATCTAAGGCTGATTGATCCTGCTGTAAAGTTTTTTGTCCAAATATAACAAATCCACCGTTTGGAAAATTAGCAATAGGATTGATTCTTTCTTCATAAAGAATGTTTCTATCTTCCGAATTTAATCTTACACTTGAGTTAACAACGTTATTTAAAGCTCCTCTGTTAAATCCTGCAGGTGCAAACCAAGGATATGCAACTGAATCATTATACCCTAAAGCCTTAATTGCAGCAATTGATGCAGGCATATTGACGTGCATTCCTAATCTGTCATCATCAAAAATAACATCTGGAAAATAAGCTGCTGCATAATTATTGTCAATTCTTCTTCCGGAAAAAGCATCAACTGTTTCTTGAACGCTAGGTCTTTGAGAACTACCAAATATTCTTGTTGATGCACCATTTGTATCCGGATCAGTGTAAGTAGGAATATCCATAATAAAAATAGCTTTGTTATACTCAGCAGTTTGATCTGCAACGTAGTCTGTTACAAAAGCATCTCTAATTCCAGGTACAGCAACAATATTAACGCTAGTTGCAAAAGGATCTGTCATAATTCTAGCAGCTGTTCTGTATGAATTGATAATATTGTTTGTTTTTCCTGTTCCTTGTGAAGCATCAGCATGTAAGTTTTGATGGGTAAAGGTTCCATTCGACAAATTAGCTTTTCCGCCTGTATCAACTGATGAAGCTCTATCGTTCATTAATCTATTATCTTTGTCTAATATATTTAATCCATCCCATCCACCGTGAAGAATGTTTGTAAACTTTGCATAACTTGTAAATCGATTAAAGTACTTTTCATTGGTGGCAGCAGCTAAAGTTGCAAATGTAATTCTTTGTCTAGAACCTTCATCATCTAAAATTGTATAGTTTTTAGTTTCTAGTGTTCCGTTTCTTAAATAAGCCACTTCTTTAAAATGCTCATCTGCTGTACCGGTTATTTCGCTAGCGATAGAAC